CACGCTATGGATATTCGTGGCGTCGCCCATGCGGAGTACGCTGGCTACAATCTGTCCTACTGGCACCGCGTTGGCGCGGCCATACAGGTAGTCAGTGGTGCTGACGCGGGCCACGTACCAGCGCAGGAGGCTCGCTGTTGGGTTGTTCGCCGTCCGAGCTAACAACCGATAATTAGCCGGTGCAGGAGCCGTAACCACTGGAGCGATAAACGTTGAAGTTGCTTCGTTATATACTCCGTTCAAAAGTCCGTTAGGATTGGAAATCGCCTCATTAAAGGCACCTAATGGACTCGGAACGATATTTGCGACCTGTCCACCATACGTCCAATCAGCCGTGCTCATTGACGCTGGGCCAATAGAGTCGTACTGGTTGCCGCGCATGTAATTGACGGTTGCCGGTTCCGGCTCGTGGCGACCGACTGCGACGCCGTTTTGATATTCGAGCGGATATTCATTCGCAGCCGACATTTTAAGTTTGCCGTCTGATGCAAAATAGAAGTGGGCTGGGCCTTGGTAAATAACGCGACTGTCGAGGACGGGTGAAGTGAAGTCGATATCAGGCAACTCAAAGCCGGGACGTTGGCCGATAAGTAAAGGTGTTTCCTTTCCGAAGTATATTGAGTTGATGTCAATATACCGACTATTAATAATCATGATGAACCTCTCAAAAAAATGGTGGAGCAGTCGCCAAACTGTCCACCGAATTACCCTGCTATTACCTGATAAATTTAAATTAAAATCTATTTATAAGGATACTTGATCGCGGCCAATATATCAACGTATAATATGAATAAAACTTCACCGGAAAATAATCCATATGTATCAATTGAATCCTGCTTTACGGGACGTGTGGCACACAAAAGCCCGTTATAAAGTGATATATGGTGGCCGTGCGTCGTCCAAATCGCATGACGCTGCAGGATTCGCCGTGTTCCTGGCCGCAAACTTCCGGTTGAAATTCCTATGTGTTCGTCAGTTCCAGAATAAGATTTCTGAATCAGTATATACGCTATTAAAAGACAAAATTGAGAACTCCGAATTTAAAGATGAGTTCTTACTTCAGAAAAATAGCATCGAGCATAAGCGAACGAAATCAGAGTTTTTATTCTATGGTATCGCGCGTAACGTTGACGAAATTAAATCAACTGAAGGCGTCGATATATTATGGCTGGAAGAAGCGCACGCACTGACTGAAGAACAGTGGGATATTATTGAACCAACTATTCGTAAAGAAGGTTCAGAAATCTGGATCATATTTAACCCTGATGAAGAAGCTGATTTTGTATATCAGAACTTCGTTATCAGGCCACCAAAGAACTCTATTGTTCGTCAGATTAACTGGCAAGAGAATCCATTCCTTTCTCAGACCATGCTGGAAGTCATTAAGCATATGTATGAGAAAGACCCGAAAAAGGCTGAACACGTTTACGGCGGAGTGCCAAAAACTGGTGGCGATAAGTCGGTTATCAACCGCGCCTATGTTAAAGCAGCGCTTAACCTCCATAAAGACCCAATCCGTGGCTGGGAGCCGTCCGGCTCTAAGCGTCTTGGGTTCGACGTTGCCGACGACGGCGAAGACGTCAACGCGCTGGCATACGTCCACGGAAACGTGCTGATGGAAGTCGAAGAGTGGGAAGGTCTGGAAGATGAGTTGTTAAAGAGCGCCACTAAGGTTTACGCGAAAGCGAAAGAGCTTAATGCTATTGTTACATACGACTCCATCGGCGTGGGCGCTTTCGTTGGCTCTAAGTTTGCCGACCTGAACGCGATGAACCCCGGCGGCTGGCAAATCGAGTACGACGCATTCAACGCCGGTAGTAAGGTGAACGAGCCTGAAGAAATCTTCATGGAGTTGCCGCACGTTTCCATCCTGAACAAAGAGTATTTCGCGAACATTAAAGCCCAGAAATGGACTGAGATTGCAGAGAGATTCCGTAAGACCTTTGAGTATGCGAACGGCGATTCAGATTACCCGATTGAGGAGTTGATTTCAATCGACACTGAAGGATGGACTGATCAAGAGGTCGAACAGTTCTTGTTCGAAATCTCAGCGCCGCGCAAAGATGTTGACTTGACTGGTAAATTCAAGGTTGAGTCCAAGAAGGATATGCGCAAGCGCGGCGTCAAATCTCCAAACAAAGCTGACGCCGCGATTATGGCATTGATGAAACCTATTCGTGCACCGATGGGCTTCTTCGACTTCTAATCCTCTACAGCGCGGTGAATTTCAACATCTTTGCCGCGCCTCCTTCCTTCAAAGAATGCCATGGCAGCTTCTGGGTCAAGTTCAGCGTCGATTTTCGGGCCTTTCTTATCGACATATGACGCTTCGCCGAAGTATTCCGCAACAGCCGCGCCTTTGATTACGACAAGGCCGGTTCCGGTAGAAGTCGTAATCTTCTGACGCTCAATCATCAACTCTTTAAGTCGATCACAAAGTGTATGGCAAGCGCCGTATTTGAATTTATTACCCAGTCCGACTGGATACCGACCTTCATGGCCGATTTCAACCAGCCAACGAGCGCACATATTGTTAACGGCGAAAAGCAGACGGTCAAACATCTCAACGGCCATGTCAACGTCCTGCTTATAGCCTTTGAATACGATTACTTTTCCATACTGCTTGGCGTTGACCTTGAACGTTTTCTGATCCCATTCAAAGCAGGATTGACAGTCGTTGAACTTGGCGACGGCAACCGACAGAATGTTCATGTAACTTGGAACGTTGTTGAAGACGCGAGTGGCACGCTGTTTGCCAAACTCCTTTTCTTCGCCGTTAACGGTCAGGATGTCAATGCGACTGAGCTGATAAGCGTCCATCAAGGCGCGTGCTTTAGCCATCGCACTGGCGGCTTCATGCTCGTTGGAAGCGCCTTCAGCCAGGTTGAACAGCTTTTCGATTTTAGCCTTGATTCTTTCGAGATTTTTTTCTTCGCTCATTTTCGCTATTTCTCCTGAAGAGTGATTTTTCAAATTCACCAATATCGATGAACTGATGTTTGTAAGGGTTGTGGAAGAGTTTAACTTCGTCCTTTCCAGCATAATACTCTGGTTGCCATCCTTCGTCAATAAAAACTTCCAATAAATCGAACTTTTTGATTGTTAAATTACTTGCATAAATAACCTGACCAAAAATAAGTCTGGTTCCGTAGTATTTAGTTCTTGAATCTGCAGCCGCGTCAAACGCGATTCTCAACCGACCAAGCGCGGCGACGACACCGGCCTTCGAACGGCGTAACTCGCGGCAAATATCCGAAACCTTTGCACCCGGCTTAGCCATCCTGATCAACGTGATGTAATCATCACGAGTCCAGAGCGCTCCGACGTGACAGTTGTCGCCGCCGCAAGGCAATTCGGATTTGGGCGTGCGCATCTGACGAGCCTCAGCGAATGCGTCCCACTTCATTTCTTCTTCAATTTCTGGAGTCATTTGCCGAATCCTTCTTTGATCAGAATAGCCAGCGAGCCTCTGATAGTCTCACTAAGTTTCGGCACGGCGACTGTCAGAGATTGATAGCCAAAGCAGGTGGTGCCGGTCAGACCCCAGTTTACTTCGACGTCAACGACGTGCTTGTAATTCAGGTTAGGCTTGACGATGATGGTCAGGAAGTTGCCTGGCATGTTATCGTGAAAATAGAAGCGGTTGAATGAGCCTTCAACGTAAACGCTCGCCATGACGCTTTCAGGGATTTCAGCGCCTTCAAGGAAGAATAAATCTTTAGCAGGGATATAGTTTGACATCTCAAATTCCTCATTCAGTTGGTGTAAATGAATTATCGCTCACCTTCATTATAAAGGCAAGCGATAAATATCAGAATTTATGATTTATTTATGCTTCGCGAGTTACGCAGCCTTTAGCGATACTCCGCCAATAAGTCTTTTTGCGACGGGCCTTGATGGCGTCTTTTTCTACACACTGAACACGATTTACTAGCGAGTCAATGCCCGCAAGGATTTCTAACTTGAGAAATTCAGTGTTTACATTTTTGTCGTGGTACGATACATGGATTCCAAGACTCGCGGCGACTTCGATTAACGCTGTAGTTGACTTATCCATCATACACCTCTTGGTAAAGTTGATTTGAATTCTTGGTAAGGTACAAAATAACTCACGTTCTTCTTAGCATTGAATCCGAAGAAGATTCCGACGATTTCGCCGCGCCCGTTGATGACCGGGCCACCGCTCATACCCTGTACGCTTCCGGCGTCAGTGACACCGACAAGGCAACCGCTGATGATCTGGAACCCGGTCACTTTGCCTGAAGAAGAGACAGGCATTGAACTTCTGGCGCTATATCCAAAAATCTGGATTGATTCGCCTTTCTGCGCGGCGTCGAACTTAACCGGCAAGGACTCACCTGAGTTATCCTGTGAGATAACCGCTAAATCACACTGGCGGTGCGACGCTACGACTGTTTTCATTAACGGGCCAGCCACGTGCTTGTTGGTCAGGCTCAAGCCAGCGGTGATGGGCGTAGTGGTTCCCTGGGAGCCTGCGATAAGAGGAATCCCGATGAAGGCCAGCTTTGAATGGTTCATCGCAGCTGAATCAACTTCATAGTGACCGGTGGAGCAGCCTGCCAGTAAAATCGATAACGCTACGATGAACTTTTTCATTTTGCCGCGCCTTTAATTTCTGAGTGGTACATAGGAAACTCTTCATGAGTTGGATATACCCAACCATCCGCGATAATCGCTACATTACCAGGTTCGCAGACTATCTGATAGACCAAATCACCTAAAGGCTTTGAAGGGCCAAGTTGGACTTTTGACTTAATTGTTCCGAAGCCTCTCACTTTTCCGTCATCGAAAATTACTTTATCGCCAAGCTGATATTCATCCTGAGCGACAAGTTTCTGGCCGTTTATGGCATACTCAACGGATAAAGCAGGCGCGTCGTAGTCCAAAACCCAAGGCTCAACTGTAGTTGAAACCCACAATTCTTCGTTGGCGATTTTGATTTGATTCGCTTTGTTCTCGTCAACGTAAGTTCCGAGAATCGCACTTACTGTGTGACCGCGTCCGACGACTACGAACACGACTGATGGCTTTTCACTCATTTCAAAACTCCTCTTGTTTGCGTTAGATACAGTATAACTCACAATGGAAAATAGTCAAGCACTTTTTGATGAACTTTCTGAGTTAATGACATATTGATTGATTTATAACACTTTCAGCACTTATAATAACAGTTGATTACAATCCACAGAGAATGGCGAATAACATGAAACTATGGGAACGCCTTACGGGCAGA